CAAGTGCTGCTACATCTGCAACTAGTGCTGGCACTCAAGCAACTAATGCTTCTAACTATGCTTCTGCTGCTTCTACTTCTGCTACCAGTGCTGCTACTTCTGCTTCATCCGCTGCAACGTCGGCAGCATCTGCTGCAACCAGTGCGTCATCTGCACAAACATATGCTTCAACTATGGCAACAAGTGTTTCTTCTGCACAAACATCTGCCTCTTCTGCAGCTACATCTGCTGCATCTGCCGATGCTTCCGCAACGGCTGCAGCATCAACATATGATTCATTTGATGATAGATATTTGGGTGCCAAGGCAAGCCCACCAGCTGCAGACAATGATGGCAATGCATTAATAGAAGGTGCTCTTTATTGGGATAGTACTGCTGATGCAATGTATGCATGGACAGGATCTGCTTGGGGTGGAATATCTTCAACTGCAGAAATTTATCGTTATAAGTTTGTGGCAACTGGTGGAGAGACTTCAGTCTCTGGAGCAGATGCTAATGGTCTAACACTTTCATACCTAGCAGGTAAAGAGCAGGTATACCTAAATGGTGTTCTATTACTTCGTGGTACAGATTACACAGCATCTAATGGATCAAGCATTACATCTTTGGCAGCATTAGCTGCATCTGATGTATTAGAGGTAATTACCTTTACCGCATTTGATTTGGCTACAGCAATCCCTAACACAGTCTTTGACGCTAAAGGCGATTTGATTGTAGGAACTGCAGCCGATACAACAGGTAAACTAACTGTAGGAACCAATGGATATTTCTTAAAGGCTAACTCAGCAACTGCAACAGGACTTGAGTGGGCAGAGGTTCCTGCTCCAGATTTAACACAATACGCAGATATAAATATGACCATAATGGGTGCATACTAACAACAACGAAAGGTAGTAACTAATGGCTACAACTTCAAAGGTGCTCTTTAGAGGAGCAGCATCAACATCAAGCACGACCCTATATACAGTCCCTTCAGCAACTACAACCGTAGTAACTAATATAGTAGTTGCTAATACTTCATCATCAAGTGCTACATATACATTACTTCTTGATGATGTATCAATTGGAACTACAGTTAGCATACTTCCTAACGATTCTTCAATAATTGATTTAAAACAAGCATTGGCTGCGACTAAAACTATTAAAGGTTCAGCATCTGCAACAACTGTTAATTTTCATATTAGCGGAGTGGAGATTGCCTAATGACTCCAATAAGAAGCCTTAAAACTGGAGCTATATTTGGAACCGTATTTAATGCTAATTTATATACTGGTGCGGAACAGGTGACTGTAGATTTTTTAGTGATAGCAGGTGGTGGCGGTGGTGGACAAAATGGTGGTGCTGGCGGTGGTGCTGGTGGACTTCGTGCTAGTTATGGAACTACAGGCGGTGGCGGAAGTTTGGAAAGTTCGCAAACAATTTTTACTGGAGTAGGATATGCCGTAAGCGTTGGTGCTGGTGGACCAAACGTTGGAAGAACAGATTCTTCTGGATATAACACTGGTATGAGTGGCTCTGATTCACAATTTAATAATGTTACCTCAACAGGTGGGGGATATGGAGCGGTAGGAAATAGTAGTGGTGGACCTGGTAATGGTGGCTGTGGCGGTGGTGCTGCCGTATACAACGGTGTTGGACCAACTAGTGGTGGAACTGGAACTACTAATCAAGGATATAGTGGAGGAAATGCTACTAACACAGGTACTTGGTTTCAGTCAGCAGGAGGCGGTGGTGCTGGTGGTGTAGGAGGAAATCCTTCTGGTACAACTAATAATATTGGTGGTGCAGGTGGTGCGGGTGTTTCCAATAATATAACAGGAAGTGCTGTTACAAGAGCAAGTGGTGGTAGTGGATATAACAACTCTACTGCAACTGCAGGTGGTGGTGGTGCTGGAGGTTTTGCTGGTACAGCCAATACTGGTGGTGGTGGTGGATATGGTGAGGCTGGCGGTAGCGGCGTAGTTATTTTAAGATACCCTAACACTAGGTCAATTACTATTGGTGCAGGGTTAACAGGCAGTACATCAACAACAGGTTCAGATAAGGTCACAACAATTACTGCTGGTTCAGGCAGTGTAAGTTGGATATAAATAAAGAAAAGGAAAATATAGTGGCACATTATGCATTCTTAGATAACAACAATGTGGTTACTGAGGTAATTACAGGAGTTGATGAAAACATAATTCAAACTGATATTGATGGTACTCAAGTTGGTGGTAGCACTGAGGCTTGGGAAACATTTTATGGTAACCTCAAAGGTCAAGTGTGTAAAAGAACCTCTTACAATGGTAACATCCGTAAGAACTATGCAGGCATTGGTATGATTTATGATGCTGATAAAGATGCATTTATGATTCCTAAACCATTTAATTCCTGGGTATTAGATGAAGATACTTGCCGTTGGCAAGCACCTACTCCTAGACCTACAGTTGAAGGTAAATCTTACTACTGGTCAGAAGATGACCTATCTTGGAGAGAGGTAACCCCAAATGAGTAAAGCAAGAGATCTGGCAAATGCAGCAGATGTATTAGATGATGTATCAGCTACAGAGTTAAGTTATGTCAATGGCGTAACCTCTGCTATTCAGACACAGTTAGATGGTAAAGCATCTACTACCGCTGACATTCCTAAATCTTTAATAGATGCTAAGGGTGACTTAATTGTTGGTAGTGCAGCCGATGCTCCTGCTCGACTAGCAGTCGGTACTAACGATTATGTTCTTACAGCTGACTCTAGCGCAACTAATGGAGTTAAGTGGGCTGCTGCTGCTACTGGCGGTGGAATGACTCTAATTTCTACTACTACATTATCAAACAGGCAAACTGATTTAACTTCTATTCCTGGCACATATAATAATTTAGTATTAATAATTAACGGTGCTAATTTTCCTACTTACAATACGCAAATTGAAATAAGACCAAATGGTAGCACAAACATTGTAACTCTTGACCAAAGGCAAAATAGTGGCGGGTCAAACAATTCTAATACGGCTGATAATTCTGTAATGAATATGTCTGCTGGCTATAATATTAGTTCAGGGAGCAATAATAATACTTTTGTTTGTACAATTTTTAATTATGCAAATACAAGTTATTATAAACCGATGACTGGATTTGGATTTATAGAACAGTCAGGTGGTGTAGGTACTGCAGTGGGTGCTTGGGGTGGAATAGAAACTAATAGTGCTATTACAAGTATTACTCTATATCTAGGTCAAAACGTAACTTATAATTCAGGTCAAGTATTATTATATGGAGTCAAATAATGAACACAAATAAAAAAACAGTTGTAAATTGCGAAACTGGTGAAATATTTGAAGTAAATTTAACACCAGAAGAAATAGAAATAAATCGTTTAGAAGATGAAAAAATACAACAACGTATAGCCGAAGCACAAGCAAAGGTGCAAGCCAAAGCACAACTCCTAGCACAACTAGGCATTACCGAAGAGCAAGCAAAACTTTTACTTTCTTAATTAAAAAATATTGTGGTTAATTATAACCACAAAAAGGAGAAGCAAATGAACGCAAAACTACAATCAGCAATACTGTCTTGGTTCCGAGCAGCAGCTTCTGCTGCTGTTGCACTGTATCTAACAGGAGTGACAGATCCAAAGACTTTAGGAACTGCAGCATTAGCTGGATTCCTTGGACCAGTTCTTAAATGGTTAGATCCATCAGCAACTGAGTATGGGCGTGGGTCAGAGTAATGTCTAGCAACGAGTGGGCTGGTATCGCAGTAGCGGTTACCACAATAGTCGCCAGCTTTGCTGGCTCAGTTCGTTGGTTAGTAAAACATTACCTTGCTGAACTTAAGCCGAACTCTGGCACAAGCCTTCGTGACTCCGTCGATAGATTGGAAAAGCGAGTGGATAGTTTATTTGAATTAATAGCTGGAAAGAACAATGGATGAAACCTGTAATCAAGAAAGCCACACCTGCTGCCCTTGCTGTGCTGCGCCAAGCAACAGCATTAAAACCAGCACGAAAGAAAGCCAGCGATGGTCTACTTCCATCTGCTGCTCATATAAAACAGAATCCTAATTCAGACCACAACACTGGATTAGCAGTTGATCTAACTCATGATCCAAAGAATGGCATTGATTGTGCTGAAATATTTGAAAAGTTAAAAGAAGATGAAAGAGTTTCTTATCTTATCTTTAATAAAAAAATATGGTCTCGTGCTAAAGCTAAGTCTGGCAATCGTGTTTATACTGGTAGCAACCCTCATAACAAGCATTTACATATTTCTATCAATGCTAATAAATCTAGTGATACTAGCCCTTGGTTCTGGTGGATGAATCAACCAAAATTAATTAATCAAGTAAAGGCAGCCATTGCTGCCATACCAGTAAAGAAAGCTTATCCAGCAGAAGATACATCTAAATGCTGTCAGCACTGTCCGTCTAAGAAGTAAGGGTAAATCGTGGCAACGACCAACAAATATCTTAAAGGCGATTTACCTATTGCAATCAGCACCAACATTCCTACTGCGTTGGTTAGATACCAACGTGATGAGTTTGCTGCTAGTTATGCTATAGGTAATACTCCATGGTTGTCGGCTGCCTCCGACAATAACCGCATTAGTCGTATCACTACGACATACCAGAAAGAACGTATTGACCAGAGCGCAACTGCTGGTGAGCAGTCGCTATCTAACTGGTGGTTAAGATCTGCCACCTCATGGCACCATGGTGCGGGCGAAAGGTATTATGACGCAGATTCATCTGATCTATATAGATTCTATGAATCAAATAATATAGATCCCTGGACTGTTGGCGAGATTTCATTATTACCAGCAACTACACAATTAAATACATCTGCTGCTACCTATCCTGCTACTGTATCTGGTGGTACATTTTTTATAGCAGGTGGTAATGTAAAATTTTATGATGGAACTACAACCACCTCAACATCTTTATCAACATCAACAACCGCACAGATATTAACAACTGATGGAACTTATGCAATCGTGGGTGCTGCTGATGGTATATATCAAGTAAGCACAGCATTGGCTGTTACCAAGTTATATAACAAACCTTCTGCCCATACATCTATAACAGTTCAAACCATTGCCTATGTTAAAGATAGAATTATTGCTGGAGTTATGCATGATTCAGTAGATATGAATGTGTATGAACTACCTAGGAACCCAAGCTCACCACCAGTTAATATGGTTGCTGGTGATGTTAGGTATACATTTGCCAATACTTCTTTAACATTTAATTCAATTAGTGAACTACCTAGTTCTATTATTGTTGGTTATACAATAGGCTCTGTATCAAGAATACAATCTTATACTATGAATGCTACCTCCGCAGTAGCTGCAATTAACGACCCTGTCGTTATTGCAGAACTACCAAGAGGTGAAACCCTTAACCAAGTAAGGGTTTACTTAAATGACTTTGTTGTTCTTGCTACAAACAAAGGTGTTCGCATTGGATCGGTTGGAACTGATGGTGCGTCATTTACATATGGACCTCTCAACGTTACTGGCAATGTATCTGATATAGCTTTTAATGAAGAGTATGTTTATGCAACTAGATCAGAAGCTATCTCTGGATCTACTGGCTTATGGAGAATTAATCTTGGACAAGCTGTAGGTAATGGTTATGCCTATGCATCTGATTTAGTTATTGATAGCAGTTCACCTAATGGCGTTGCTTTTATTGGTACAACTGGAAGAAAACTTATTACAACTAGTGCTGGCGTATGGATTGAGTCTGCCACAGTTAAAGCTTCATCTGGTTATTTAAAGTCTGGTTGGATTCGTTGGGGTACTAGCGAAAGAAAACAGCCAGTATCTTTATTGATTAACTCAGATCCAGATAGTTCTGGAACACTTGGATTTACTGTTGAAGATCAAGAAGATCAGTTATTAAGTATTGGATCTACTCCTTTAGGTATGAGCACTGAAATTACTTTAGCTGGTTATGTTAATCCATCAGATCATTTTGAAATTACATTTAATCTTACTAGAGATTCATCTGATACTACTAAGTCACCTGTACTAGAAGAGTGGCAGATACGTGCATTACCTGCACCACAAAGATCTAGAACAATAACTGTTCCATTATTATGCTATGAAGAGGAGCGTGATCCTAATGGCAACACAAGAATCTCAGTACCCTGGGAACGAATATCTTACCTTGAGCGTATTGAACAGAATGGTGGAGCAGTACTCTATCAAGATTTCTCAAATGGAGAAGAAAGAATCTGTGTTATCCGTGCTATTCAATTTGAGCAAGTTGCACCTCCCACTTTTGCAAGCGGGTTCGGAGGAATAGTAACTGTTCAGTTGCAAACTATTGATACTGAACAAATTATTTCTTAATGGATACAAATAAATTATTAACACTTGTTGGACCAGATGAAAGAAGTGAGCTAGTCACGAAAGTTCGTGTGGCTCTTAATGTTGCTGGCGATGATGTGCTTGATGCTCCCCTACAGGAAATGTTAAAAGGGTTGCAGCGTCGCCTTAACATCCCAGCAGTCGGGTGCATCAATATAGCCACGCTGGATGCGCTCGCAGTTGCTCCACCAGAATGGTAGGGCGAGAAGAGAGGGGGATCTTAATTGATCCCCCTCTTTTTTTATTGGATTTTTTTTAACCAGAGTTGAGAGTTCTCTTCAATCTTTTCAACTCGTCCATTTAATAAATGTATTAATGTATCTATTGAATATCTTGGATCATAGAAATCACCCATGCTCATGCTCCATGTATAGTCATCAAATGCAATGAGCCCACCAACAACTGTCTGTTCATATGCATTCATGCCATCACGTAATACAGCAAATGCAGTATGGTCACCATCTACATAAATAAAGTTATAACCCCCGCCAGACATGGCAAAGAAAACGTCACTTCTTTTTCTTGTTGGTATAACTTTGCCAGAGTTAATAGCTTCTTTATTCTTCTCGCTGTATGTATTCCATACATCATTCCAGTCCATGTTCTTATGTACTGGTTCATCAGATCCTTGCCATGTATCTACATCTATAAGGCAAGACACCTCATGTTTTAAAATATTATCTACCATCCATTTAGTAGCATCTCCTGTATATGCACCTATTTGAACACAGCGCAAGGCTGTGTTCGCTAATGGTAATAAATGTTTCTCAAAGTTTTGTCTAGCATCCGTTGCTTCAAACCAATTAGGGTATGTCATATCTTCCTATTCTTTTTCACGGCTCGCCCTGAGCGAGCCTTTCCCACCCACCACCCTTCAACCTTATCAGATTATTGGTCAGAATTACAGGTGTGTCGTTACCTAAGATTGTCACTTGGTTAGATTATTATTTGGTTATGAACGAACTTCCCCCTCATAGATCTTATAGCCAGTTATCTACTTGGCAATCCTGTCCACAAAAATACTATCTTAGCAAAGTAGCTATGGTTCCAGAGAAACCTGCCGTATATCTTGCTGCTGGTTCTGCTGTCCACTCCATGCTGGAGTGGCTCAACCATGAGTTTTACAAGAAGCAACTTGACAATTGATCAACGTGGTATACCAAGCAATGAGTGTATCAACTGTGGCTCAAACATACAGGTCATACGTGCCATCTTTCAAAACTACGAACTCATCATGTGGTTTCTTGATTCATTTTGTGCGAACTGTGGTTCTCCTATGACCGCACCTACCCCTGTGGATAACCCTGATTACATAAGAGGTGATGATGACCTCGATTGATTTGACACAGAAGTGGCTTGAGGTATTTAATGACGCCGTCAAGGAAGTCGAAGACAAGTCTGGGATTCCCTCGACAGAGTGGAAGACTGCTGGACGTAAGACCACCTTACGTCCAGACGGTGAAGATCTATCGTTTTGGCAAAGCGATGGACTTAAACAAGTAGAGGCTTACCAGAAATGGTATGAGTCTTCTGGTTGGAAAATTGCTACCATGCCAGATGGTCGTCCTGGAATTGAATGGGCAGCAGATGTTCACTTCGGGGGAACACCAGTTCGCTTTATTGTAGATGCGATCTACCAAGTGGGGGAAGACTTGGTAATCGTTGATTACAAGACAGGTTCTAGGACACCATTTGGTATGATCCAAGCAGGCTTGTATGCCTCTGGTATTGAAAAAGCTTTAGGTGTTCGCCCTAAGTGGGGCGCATTCTTCATGACAAGAACAGGTTCGCTTGACGATCTGATAGATCTGTCGCACCTGACAATAGATTATTTTGATTATGTATTTGGTGCAATGAACCATTCGGTATTGAACGGATGGTTTCCACCATCCGTAGGTGATTCATGCCGTATGTGTTCGTTCCAAGATAAATGTCCAGCAATGGGCAGTAAAGATTTCCCACTGCAAATACCAACAACAAAGGGAAAGAAAGGACGAACTAGATGACTGAATCTAAGTTCTCATATACAGGTAAGCTAAACAGTACAGACCTATTCACTGTCCGAGGTGATAGTGCTGAAGAGTTTGCTACCAACATGTTGGCTGCTATTGAGGCAATCAAAGCAGCAACCGAACTACAGACTGCATTAGGTGGTCGTGGCGGTATGACATCAATGGATAAAACGGTGCAGGCATTAACTAATGCTGGATTAAATCCAACAGTAGTTAGTTCTGGACCAACCTCTATCGAGGTAGTCAAAGATAAGTATGGTAATGAATGGACATATGGACATCCAGATGCACCAGAATTACCAGATGGTCGTGGTAAGTATGCAAAGAAGAAGGGTACTTCCAAGGCTGGCAAAGCTTATGTAGGTTGGTTTGATCCTGCTAAAGGACCAAAGCCATTTACAGTAGGTGCAGTAGAAGCCGAAACAATCTGGACTAAGTAATCCATGCGTACCTTATTGCAAGTAGTAGGAGTGGAATCTCCAGCAGGGCATGCCCTTCCTGAAGTTCTACCTCAACTCACCAGCAATCAAGTTGTATTCCGTCAGGCACAATTACACTTGGTTGCAGCACAGCCAGGTGGTGGTAAAACCATGCTTGCTTTATGGTACGCAATTACATCCAAGACTCCAGCCTTATACTTTTCAGCAGATTCTGATTCTCGAACGATTGCTCTTCGTGCAGGTGCAATTCTTATGGATAGACCAGTAACTGATGTGGAAAGAATGATGGACTCGGAGGCATCTGTCCTCCTAGAAGATGCACTGGCTGATGGTGCTGGGCATATTCGATTTAGTTTTGATCCGTCTCCTTCTTTACAAGATATTGAAGAAGAGATTGAAGCTTGGATTGAATTGCACGGTGCTCCACCATCAGCAATCTATATTGATAACTTAATGAATGTCGCTGCAGTCAGCGACAATGAGTGGACAGCATTGCGTGATGCAATGTCTGCATTCCATTACATGGCTAGAGAATATGAATCTGCGTTCATAGTTCTACACCATGTATCTGAAAATGAAAAGATGTCTAAGCCTAACTACCCAGCCCCACGTAAAGCTTTAATGGGTAAGGTCTCCGCCTTACCTGAACTGGTACTAAGCGTAGCGTTAGATGGCATAGCCAATGTGTACAGGGTTGCTGTTGTAAAGAATCGCCATGGTAAGGCAGATCCAACAGCCGAGAACTATATTACTTTATCTGTAGAGCCAAGTCATATGAGTTTATATAACTCACCAGCAGAATTAAATAGAGCAAGGACACTGCGACAATGGCAGTAATAGAATTAACTGAAGATGAGATTATGGATTCACTTAGGTTTATCCACAGGGTTAGAAAGAATAAGAAGGAGTTTGATGTTACGGATCGTAAGTTTGATAAAAATAATTCCTCGTATTCCGTTAATCTTATGGGTCGCTTGGGTGAGGTGGCATGTGCTCGGCTCCTTGGGTTACCGACGGATGATACGGTTACGCCTAGCGGTGATAACGGACACGACCTCCAGACAGTATTGGGAAGATCTATACAGGTTAAGACGTCGACACTACCGCAATTAATATTTAATGCACCAGAATTATTTGTATCTGATTTGGCTGTACTTGTAAAGTTTTCTGGGGATAAACAACTTCCACATGTGGATAGTTTATTTGATGTAATTGGTTGGACAACACGAGAAAATTTTCTTGCTAATCATTACCTACATGACTATGGTTACGGCACTCGATTAGTTATGGACGCTAATCAATTACAACCGATTGAGGTACTAGTCAATGAAATATCCAGACTTCACTAATGCAACTTGTAAAGAAATTGGTTTAGAGTTTTTCTTTCAAGAACATAACAGTGCTACTAGTAGTGAAGAACGGAAAGCTAAACAAATATGTAAGGAGTGTCCAGTAATGAAAGAATGTTTAGAGTGGGGTCTTGCTCATGAGTCATATGGTATATGGGGTGGCACTTCTCCTAGAGAACGAATGAGAATTAGAAAGAAACGTGGCATAGAAGTTCAACAGATATTAGTAAATCATTATGTCAACACCAAGTAAACGCAAAGGTTCTCAATACGAAAGAGACGTAGCCAAGTGGCTAGTCTCTAATGGATTCCCTTGTGCCGAGCGAGCATATGGTGCTGGTCGTCATGATGATGTTGGTGATATTGATGGGATAGATGGTGTTGTAGTAGAATGTAAGAATGAAAAGAAGATAGATCTCTCTGGGTATCTGAAAGAGTTAGACAATGAAATGACTCATGCAGATGCCGAGACTGGAGTGGTGCTAATAAAAAAGCGTGGCACTACAAATGTCTCAGAGTCGTACGCAGTAATGCCAGCGCAACTCTGGGTCGATCTGCTTAAACAGGCAGGTTACAATGGACATAGATAACAAGGTGACAGTTAGTTATCAACTGAAAAGAGGTAACTATGCGGTTGACAGTAATGACCGTATTAACAATGTTGATAGTAGTATCAACACCAGCGTTAGCTCAATCTCCTATCATGACGATAGAGAAAGTTCTTCCTACCTTGGACAAGGAGGAGGCTTTGGAGTTAGCGATAAGCACGGTAACAACAGACAAACGAGAAGCTGCTTGTGCGAAGAAGATTGCGTACAAGGAGAGCCGTTACAACATCGACTCGTACAACAAATCGAGTGGTGCTCGTGGAGTATGGCAGTTACTCTGGGCAAAACCAGATTGGTCCATACTCAAACAGACATCAGAAGCACACAAGTATGTGCTTCATCGTTACGGAACTTGGTGCGAAGCATGGTCGTTCCATCAAGAAAGGAATTGGTATTAAATGAATCAACCTGAATTTCTTGAAGCAGTCTTTAATCATTATGGATTAACCTTGCCACAAGGTGAGAAGTCTATTCTCTGCCCTGTGCATGATGATTCACGTAAGTCTGCTTCAGTTAATTCAGAGAAGGGCGTCTGGGTATGTTATGCCTGTAACAGTAGTGGTTCTGGTATTCACATAATCATGGCTCGTGAAAAGTTAACATACTCAGAAGCTCGTAAGTGGGCAGAGAAAAACATAGGATCAGAAAAGAGTAAAGAGTTTGCCACGCCAATGCGTGGCAGACGACGAACCAATGGTCGGTGGACACCGCCAAGATTGCGGAAGTGATGACAACTATTGTTGGTATACAAAAGAATGATCACTGCATTATTGCAGCCGACTCTCGTACAACTACAGAGAAAGGTAGACCATACTCTCATCCTATTATTACAAAGATTACCAAGCGTGGTAAGTATTTAATTGCAGGAGCTGGCACTACTATGCCATGCGATACCATCCAACATATCTGGAAACCACCTGCACTACCACCTTCAACCAAGGATCAATATCATTTTATGATTACGGATATAGTTCCAAGCATGCGTGAGTGCTTGAAAGAAAATGGTTGGGTAGCAGATGATAAGTCAGATGACTATGAGTTTTTATTTTTAATTGCAGTTAATGGAATTATCTATGAGATAGATGATACCTTCTCGGTATTCTTGCGTGATGATGGGGTATATGGGATAGGCTCGGGATCTTCTTATGCGGTTGGTGCTATACAACAAGGCGCAACATGGCGTAAGGCGTTGCAGATAGCAGCGAAGAATGATGTGTATACTGCACCTCCATTCATAATGCATAGACAGGAGAAGAAATAGTGGGAAGACTTAGTTTATATGTAGGGTTTAACCGCATTTATTGTTGGGGTATTGGTATCCAATACCATACAATGACATCTGTCTATGAAGATCTAGACTCACTAGATCTAATTGAATATGTAGATGCAAGGGTATTAAGATTAGATTTAATATTTGTTTATATTAACTTTACTTTATGGGCAAAGCAGGAGTGGGATGAGAACTAATCCAAAGCTAATTGAACTTTGGACTAGGGCAGCCAAGCAATATCACGAGGCTCTTGCTGGTTCACCAGCAGAGGCGTATCTAAAAGAGCGTGGGATTCTTGAAGGTGCTAGTCGGTTCATGCTTGGTTATGTATCAGAGGTAGCACCTGGGCATGAAGATAGAATTAAGAATCACCTGTCTATTCCGTATATAACTGAGGCTGGTGTAGTAGGGTTTAAGTTCCGTCGCATTGATGGTGGAGACCCTAAGTACATGATACCTACTGGTCAGAAGCACCACCTATATAATGTTGACGCAATACTAAACGCTATTAACAAAGTTCTAATAGTAGAAGGAGAGATAGATGCAATCAGTGCAACACTTGCTGGTCATCCTGCTGTCGCTGTTGCAGGAGTTAACGCTTGGAAGCCTCACTTTGCTCGCTGCTTTGATGGTATAGGTACGGTAGTTATCTGCACTGACAATGATGCTAAAGAAGATGGATCAAATCCAGGGCAGGAACTAGCCAGAAGATTACAAGATGCAATACCTCAAGCCGTACGTGTGTCGCTACCGCCTGACAGTGATGTTAATAGTATAATTTGCAACCAAGGAGCACAAGCATTGACTGACTTAGTCAATGCACTAAACTAGAAAGGTGCTCCGTTGTCGACTGAAAAAACCGACCAGCTAATCCTTGAGTTCGAAGAGGATGCTCAGAAAATATACGATGAGTTGCTGGCAATTCTTGTAAAGAAACAAATTGATTATGGTCCATTCAATATCTGGAATGCACCTGGCGGTGCAACCAATGGGTTAATGGTTCGTATGTCAGACAAGCTAGAGCGATTAAAGAATCTGATATACAAGAATGTTAAACCAAAGAACGAATCTTTAGAAGATTCGTTTGTTGATATTGCAAACTACGCAATCATTGCATTGATGGTGCAGCGTGGAGTATGGGCTAAGCATGCCAAGAAATCGGAATAAGACTTACGAAGAACAACGGATCTCAAGGATCCGTTCTTATGGAATAAGTGTTGATGATTATAATCGTATGCTTGAAGAACAAAACGGCGGATGTTATATCTGTGGAAAATCTTATACGAATCGTGCTCTTGATATTGATCATGACCACGAGACTGGCAAGGTGCGGGGTCTCTTGTGTTCGCCTCACAATAGAGTTCTAGGTTTACTTAATGATGATCCAGATATGTTGATGGCAGCACATGCTTATTTGGTTAAAGACCGTGGCTGAACTAGACCGTGATCATCCCATATGGGATGAGGTTAACGAGATCAATGTATCTCTGGCTTGGAGTTTATCCAAGCGTTACCATAGATTTGTGGAGCTTGAAGATATAAGACAAGCAATGAATGAGTATGCGTGGAAACGCAGAGACAAAGTTGCTGAGTATTTAATTCGTGAAGATCCTATTGAGATCAAGCAAGGACAGAAAGCATTTAGTACATTCATGCGTAGGGCTGGCGAGCGATACGCTCGCAAAGAAAAAGCTCGCACACTTGGTTATGAACTAGGCGATGAATACTTCTATCGTCTAGATCTAATTGAGAATCTAATTAAAGTTGCTGGCACTAACGAATCATACTTGGCTAACCAAGTCTTCGATCCAGATATACATGGGGTCAAGGCTAAGAAGCCAGCCAATGAGGGTAACAATCTGGCAGCAATGATTGCAGATGTAGATAGAGCAATGAAGAAACTAGATCCCAGAATGCAAGGCATACTAACATCTAGATTTGTAAACGACATGCCACTTGCGGATATCGCTGAGGCTTGGGACATTTCCCCTCAACGTGTGGAACAATTGGTTGCAAAAGGAATAAAAGATATAGCAGACAAACTCGGAGGGATGACACCGTACTAATGAAGAAGAAACCATTTTGGAAAACAACTAATCCAAAGAAGACATCAACACCACTAACGCCAGAACAAAAAGCTCAGGCACGTGCTCGTGCCAAGGCAGCAGGTAGACCATACCCAAACTTAATTGATAACGCAGCAGTAGCAAGGAAGAAAAAGAAATAGTGCCAACCTTTGACTTTAAATGCATGAACTGTGAATCAGTTGTCGAACTGATTGTTACTGATGATCCGTTCCCTAAGTGCGAGAAGTGTGACATCACACTGACCAAAGTATTTACACCACCTGCCATTCATTTCAAAGGTGGAGGATGGGGCGGTGACCATGTCAAAAGTTAAATCAGTTAAAGATAGAATCATGGTCACTTGGTGTGACAATGGAACTACTGATGGCAAGTTTACTCAGGGTCTTGTGTACACAATTCTTACCAGTGGTTTGCCCATTGCGTCAGCTCAGCGTGTGCAAGGTAATCAGATAGGTAGACAAAGGCAAACAGCCTTTGATACTTGGCACCAGAAGACAGATATTGAATGGATACTTTGGGTAGATTCAGACATCGTTCTTACAAACGATGCTGTTCATAAACTATGGTCGATTGCTGACGCTAAAGAAAGACCAGCAGTTACTGGCACATACTTCATATCAAAACAAAACGAGCAGGCACTTATGGAACCATACCCTGCGCTGTTCATAGCACACGAGACAGACAAGTATGTAATGTCATACACTCATCCACTTGAACCTAATGCCATAGTTAAGGTTGATTATGCTGGCTATGGATTCTTTCTCATGCACAGATCAGTGGCTGACAAGATGCGTGAGTTTCATGGTGATAGACCATTATTTATGGAGACTTCTAGTGGTGAAGATAAACAGTTTATATCAGAGGACATTCAGTTCTTCATGTTAATGAAGGAAGCTGGCATACCATTGTATGCCCACACTGGAGCAACAGTTCAACACATGAAACGATTTGCATTTGATGAAGAGTTCTATAAATTATATTGGGTAACTAACATGGCTGCACGAGAGAAAGAAAAAAAGGCGGAGGCATAACGCCCCCGCCTTTAGTTTATTTCTTGGATACAGTAGAGAAGAACTCTCTACTCTTTGCATCTAGATTCTTTAAGGTCTGATACATCTCTGTCTTACCTCGCTCGTAACCATAATGGTTACCAATCCAGTACGCAGTTAGACCCGCAAGTATCTGCATCAGTAATGTGAATCCGTTGTAGAACATTACTTGATTGCTCCTATTCTTTTAAGTAAATCGTCTGGATTTTCCAGACGGACTATCGATCCTTTACCACCTGTGTCTGGTGATGAAAGATTGGGGAAGAACTTCTCCGCTTGTAAGCGGGTACTGAACTCACCCCATGCTTGTAATGGAACCCAGTCTGCCAACTTTGCTACGACAACAAACGATTCTCTCTTGGTCCTAGATTTATCTAGAGCCTCGATGATTTCAACCGCTAGTTCCGCAGCACCTTCGGAGTTCTCGGCGTCAGGATCTAGTAGCTTTGCTACTAGTTTTATTTCTGTTGGACGTGGCTTGCCCATCATTCTCCTTCTCGACCTTGTGTTCCCTTACATAGATGTCACAGTCATCAGTTACTTCTGAGAAGTAATCCATGTGAGCACCAGCCATCCATAATACTTCATGCCTAGTGTCACCACTTCCCATGGTGTCATGATACCCGCAGTACCATGACCACCCAGCGAGTTGTTTAACCTGCAGACTAGGTGGTCTAGCCTGCAGGATTTCTTTATTGATTAACTTACCCATTCGGTATCTCCTCTGGAGACATAACTACAATGTCAACCATTGCTTCTTCTGCCTCCTTATGTATGTCTGACTCTATAAGTTCGGGTTCATCTTTCTCGCCTGCATAAATATGCAGGTAATCAAGAGCCTTGATTATATAGTTAGCAACACGAACAGATATGTTTGGTGGTACGAAGGGAGTTGGATTATCCAACTCATCTACGTATTTCTGTAATGGATTCTCCATTAGATTCCTTTCGTTAGTAGGTCAAGAGCTTTGCTCTTGATACGATCAGCAGAACCAGTAACGATACGCTCTGCTCGCACTGACTCAGCCTTATGGCTGTAGTGATCTGCATACTCCACGATAGATTGGAACACACCGAACCTAGTTCCATACAGTTCCTCTTGTGTACCAGTATCACCACGATAGATTGCTTTAGCAGTCTGACGTGCAACTGTTGCTGAGTTGAACTGTCGCTTCTGTCCTGCACTTAACAGTGAGTAAGGTGAGTTCTCAATAATGGTTGGGATAGACCACATCTTATTAAAGATGGCGTCCACTTCTGCATCTGAGATCTTCTCGTTGATAAGTTTGTTACCGATAAGTTCATAGAACTTAATACCTTCGTAGGTAACAGGGATGATACGCTTGATATCCTCAATGCGGAACTTAGCATTGGTTGTGTGCTTGAGTGTATATGTACCAGCCTTAGCAAAGATACCTGCTATCTGATTGGTGCAACGCAAGCGTTGGATTGATGGTGATATCTGCAGTGCAGTTGAACCATCATGTGATGTCCTTGCTACAAGGTAGCAAGCATGAGGATCGTTGGCTATCTTAACTTCGTTAGGTAGCTCGAGCACCATGTACACCTGTGCTCCACCTCTAACCTCACCAGCATATGCATATCTTGCATCGCCTGAATCAACTAGTGCGTCCAGACCAGAGAACATCTCATCATTCTGGAACACCTTGTATCTACCACCGACAGTGCCAAGCACTGACTGTGTTGCGTCCTTATTGGTACGAACTGTTGCGAATGTTGATGGTACTTCGAGGGTATTAACACCATCATTCGATACGGCTAACGCTTGTACGTCAGCCAGTTGTACGTGCCAGTCAAGACCAGCCTGTTGTGCTGCATCTCGTGCAGATGTAGCGGTTACTGCCTCGCCGATAATGCGGTATGCACTACGACGACGAGGGTTGGATATTACTGTACTCATTTGTTTCTCCTGTTCGTTTGGTTGTGGGAT